AGCCAAGTTGGCTCGACAGAGCGCTAACAAGAAGGGTTCATGGAAGGTCTGGGATGATGGATTGGCTCGACCTCCTAAGGCAATCACCAGCTGGGCACTCAAGAAGGCAAAAGAGAGTTCACCAAAAGTGGCGTGGCCAGCCCGTGAGTACGCCAGAGGTCTATCCGACTGGCTGGTGAGTGGAAACGTAACGGCCATTCATGCGTCGGAGTTCAGCATCAGCAGCACTGACGGTTTTGCTGGAACGGCAGATGCGCTGATCGACACGCCATTGGGTCTGACGATCTGTGATTTCAAGACCACCAGTCGCGAAGAGGACAAGCCTGAAGCGTGGTTAAAGGACCATCAGGACCAATTAGGTGCTTATAGCCTTGGACTGCGCGAGAGAGCCGGCATACGAGTAGCAGCTGGAGCGGTGGTGATTGCGAAGCCAGGCGGCAACGTACAGATACGGATGCTGAATGAACTTGAGATGAGAGGCTGTGAAGTGCGCTGGACGGAGCGAAACCACTTGTATCAGGAGATGTTGTTGAGCGGCGAGGTTTTTTAGTGGAGGAAGCGTTAGAGCTGATCTATCGCGGTCAATGCAACGTGGCAGTAAAGGCAAAAGAAATAGGCGTCTCAACTGAAGAGCTGAAACGCCTGTTTCGGGATTATGCGGTCAAGCGCCCAATCGATGAGGATGTTTGGCGCGGAGACGTGGAACTAGGTTGGCCCTGGGTCTAAGCACTCTTCCATGGCTCTACGTTCGTAGTACCGCTTCAAACGTAGGCAGTCATTGGCGCGAACGAAGTTGCCCTGTTCTTCAAAGATGACTGCTCTAGCCGCTTCATAGCGAATAGCCTTAGGCAATAGATCTGTTGGAACGCGAGAGCCTTCTGGAGAGTACTTGTTGCCATTAAGGATGCTGCTCATCAGTATTGAGGCGTTGGGTCAAAGTTCAATTCGTTCTCAATCAGAGGGATGACTTCATCTTCCAAAAGAGACCGCATTGAATGAGTCAGGTGTTCATCCATTTGATGACGCCTGTTCTCACGATTGATAACACCTTTAAGGATGTCAAGAGCGCGTTGAATTTTGTCGCACTCATATTCTTCTTTGGGTTGGTAGTGATACATCACCATTGAACCTCTTCAATGAGTTGGTTAAGGGTTTTCAGAGAGTTAAGGCTGTCCAAATGCATCCGAGGAACATACAAGGCTTGTGAAAGTTCGTGGGCCTGAGAGCCCTCAACAATTCCCTGAATTTCGTTTTTAATTTGCTTAAAACAGAACTCAATGCGTTCTGCAGGGTGATCCTCAAGGTGTTTAGATGCTCTGGAGCGTGCCCCGCCCATAATGCAGTTAAGAAGTTGATTGATGGAGCGATCAGCTTTTTTACGGTCAATCATTGGTGCTGAAGAGATTCGATGAGGGTGGTGAGGTCTGGGTCGGAGTAGTCGTACTCAACGGGCATGAAGAATTCAGACTCCTTGCCGTTGAGGGTTACACCGTCTTGATGGGTAAGCCCGATGCAGTTTCCATTAGGCGTGTAGACGATGTTGAAGCCACCGCGTTCGTGATATTTGACCACGTAAGCAGTGGTTGACCAACAAACAGTTTGGCCGTTGAGAACGGCTGCTTTGATGGTGTCCAGGTTCATTTGAGACCTCGATTCATTTCGGCAATGGAAGGAATGGAGCGTATGGAGCGTTCAAGCTCATCTTGCTGTTGAAGCCACTCGAGCATTTCAATTTCCTCGTCCGAAGGCGGCCAAGGGTCCTTGTATTCACAAGGCAGAAGATCGTCGATGTCGTCGTAGCGGATGATTGTCATTTTTTTGTAGTGAAGTTGTACTTGTCCACCATGCGGTCACAGCCCTGGCATGTCACAGCACACCAAGAGAAGTGATAGACACGCTTTTCGTGGCCACAGTGTGGACATTTAATTGGTCTGCCAGAAGCACTGGCACGGGTGTACCGGGTAACAGGTTTCCAGTCAGTTGCCCCCGTTTGGGGGCTTGGAGCGTTGGCACTGATGAGGCGATTGGGAAAGTGATTCATTGGAACGGTGTGAGACATCGGTATCAGAACTTGTGAGACTGATCGCCGCCCATGCGGTAAAGACGCTCAAAGGCTCTGGAGAGTTGCATTAGCTCTTGCACGTTGTGTTGTGCTGATGCTTCCATCCAGGCTTGTTCAAGGTCACAGAGCATGGCGTTACGGCGCTCTGCCATTGGGGCTGGTTCGGTGTCAGCGTCCAACTCAATGGTTTCAGCATCCATCTCAGCGCTAGCGGTTTCAACGTCACGGAAACTTGTGGCGCGGCTAATGCCAAACAAACGTTGCAAGCGAAGAGCAACGGCTGCTGGTTGGTAACCAAGGCTTAAAAGTCGCATTGCTTCCCCAACGTGTTTTTTCCGCGTTTCATTGGAGCGTTTCAAGCCTGAGCCTCCAACACGCGAGGCGAAAACAAGTGAGCAAAGCGGGCCAATGTGTCGGCATCTTGCTTGCTCAGATAGTCCGCCATTGCTTCAAGCAATGCGTCGTTGGCGATCATTGCAGTGGTGAGATTCAGGCCGTCTATGAACGTGACAGAACCAGTCCCGAATTCAACGGTTGAGCCATTCTTGAAAAAGAATGTAGTCGTGTGATACGAGTCCATTGGTAGATTGATGTTTGGAGCGGAGCAAGGTTGATTCCCTTGACTCTTGTACTACAATACAGACCATTCACGGAAACTGCAAGCGCCCATTCATGACTGACTCAGCGCCCACTAAAACCATTCACTTCTGCGCTGATGAGTGGATGCTCTTGCTTGAAGCGCTTCACGTCTATAAAGACACCAATGATGGGCGCAAGGTTGCTGGGCGTCTCAACTGGGTTCGAGCCAAGCTTGAAGACTGCAGGGCAGAAGAATGCCTCATCCGACTCAGCGCATAAACGCATAAAAAAAGCCCCATAACGGGGCTCAGGATTTTGGAGCGGTGGATTTGATACCGCAATGATCAACCACCAACTGGCGGTAAATCTCGCGGGCGTTCTCATTCAGATCCCTAGGACCATTCAGGCAAGGACTGGGGCGGTACTGTATCCGCTCCAACTGCCCAAACTTCCAATAAATGGGGCAACCCATGCCACCATGCCAAAGCATGGCAAACATGTAATGAGCTTCGCAAATGTCGAATCGATCAAAGTACATAAAAAAAGACCGCCAAACTAGTGACGGTCGGTAAGGTTCCATACGCCGCAGTCTGGAGGATGGTTGATCTCCTCCAAACGTTGGCGCCGTTTTAGCCTTGCTTCTTTAAGTTGGTCTGCCGCAATATCTGCAACGACACGTTTTAGAAGCGCTTCAGTCGTTGAATCACTGGCAGCGATCCAAGCTCCAACGTGTTCGAACTGTTTCATGCTGTTAGCTGTTGATTGGCGCGGGACTTGCGGGAGCCGTGAGCGAGAAAAGCGATAATGACCTTAGAGCCACGCTTATGGCACAGCATGCAACGGTTGCAGTCAGTGTCCCGCAGTTGAGCAGGGCAGACCTTAACCAGGTTGCGGTCGGGCGTTCTCCAAACCGTTCTAGTCTCCTCACTGCTAACAGCAAGGACAGCCGGAAGGCCTGAAGCTATCGCGCGATCTGCTGATTCTTCGGTCTCAGTTGAAACGTTGATCCGCAGTCCCTCGCGATTAGCACGCCGTAAAAGCTTGCCATTGTCTCCCAAGGTGTGATCGTGGTGCGTGTACGTCCAAGCCTGCAGCCTGCGGCTTTTAACGACAGACAAGAGCCCGTCAATAAAAGCGCGAGACAGCCGACCGGACGCACTCGCCACAAGGTCACCCGCTTGATTCAGCCGTAACGGTGAACCAAACGGCAGACTCTTCAGATCCGCTAAATGCTCCCGCCATTGTTTGGAGCGGGAACCGTCAGACACTTTCGACCAGTGAAACGCTAACGGCCCTGAAGCCGCATAACACACCTCACGCATCCCGCAGGATGCAGAGCAGCTGTTCTTGCTAGTGGTCGTCACAGCAATGGGCCCCGTCTTCTTATTAGACGAGACCCGCGACAGGTGAAATAACGTAGTTTTTAGCGTCATCTCAACGCACCACGCGAACATAAGACTGCGTCCCTGAATGCTGAGGCATCGGCTCGAGCATCGCAGTTTGAGCAACTGCAACGCCAAACGATGCAGCGGCCACAACAGCCGCTAACAGTTGAATTGATGAGTTCATTGGATAAATCGGATAGATTTTTTGGTTTCCTTGGGAGCGCTCTCGTCAGGCTGCAAAAACTGCAGAACTAGCGCGACACCTTGCAATGTTCACCCGTAGGCTGCATTGATTGGCGCGATTCGCTCCCAAGATTGGTCAGATTGTCGAGGTTCCGGAAGATTGGCTCTTCCTTCTTACAGTGTACCAAATTTATTGCAATCTTACAAGAAGAAAATCTAAAGACTCACCAGCGCCGCACGCCGCCAAACGGTGGGGGTACGGTTGCAAAATCTCAGGCTGCTATCACATCACCCACTACTTACACATATATCCGTGCAACAGTATTCGTGTAATAAAAAAGCCCCCTAAGTGGGGGCAGGGGTCTGAAGTTGTGAGCGTGGGGATCAGTCGCCCTTATCTTCGATGGAGATTTTGAGTTCAGGTGCTTGGATATTGACGGTCTCAACGGACTCGCCAATCACCCGTCCAATGGAGTCAAGAACCTGGCTTGCAGTTTGAAGTTGCCCTTTCTTCAGGGCTTGATGAAACAGTTTGGTGCGCATGTGCTGAAGACGCGCCAGCATGTTTTCGCGATCAGCCTGCCAGTCTTCATCAACGAGCTTTTTAACTTCTGCCCAATCGCGCCAAGCAGTATTGATTGAGATCTGTTCTTTCTCTTTGTGGTCGTACACGAGAGCACGAGCCGACAATCCATCAAGCTGTCGTCGATAGAGCCGCCTGATGCGATCCTCTTTTGCTTGTGTGGTGCGATCCGTTAGAGGCTCAGGCATCAACCTATCGACCTTTTTTCAGATAATAACTGCCCGCCATACGATCTGGCACCTCTAGAAGGGGGGTAGGGGTTGAAAACCTGTGTAATGTAATAGCCATGAGCACAAAAGCAGAGCCCGTAAGCCTGAGATGGGCACAGGGCCAAGTTTTTTCAAGCGAAAAACGCTTTCGCGTCCTAGTTGCCGGTCGTCGATTCGGCAAATCGTACCTGTCTTGCGTTGAGCTATTGCGTGGAGCGCTCAACCGTCCCGGCGAAACGTTTTTTTACTGTGCTCCGACGTATCGGATGGCCAAAGATATTGCGTGGAGAGCGTTAAAAAAGCTGGTTCCGAAGGTTTGGATCAAGAGCAAGAACGAAACAGACCTCAGGATTGAGCTAATTAACGGTTCAACGATTGAATTGAAGGGTACTGAGAACGCAATGGCGCTTCGTGGCCGCAGTTTGTCGGGCGTAGTGCTTGATGAGGCCGCTTTTATGGATTCGGAGGTGTGGTTTGA